GAACACGATCGATGGTTCGATCCTAAAATCTCTACCCAATGCTGCACGTGGTTACGAACAGAAAATCACAATCCCAGAATTCACTTTCCTGGGTGTTCGTGACCAACCCGACTTTGGCTTTATTACCATATGGTTCTACGGCAAAGATAAAACTATAGAACTCAAGAGTCTAAAGAATTATTTGTTCCAGTACCGAAGTACCATAATTAGTTATGAGCGGGCGCTAGATGTCATGTACAAGCACTTGATGGCAGCTTACGAGCCCGATCGTATTAGATTAGAAATTGAGTTCCGCCCACGTGGTGGCATTTCAAGTAAATTGACAGTAGACAGTGATTGGGGACACCTAGGTGGATCCGACACTGTGTGGCAACATCATAAAAATTAAAAGGAATAACATGGATTACAAAGTAGCAGACATCTCCCTGGCAGCATGGGGACATCGAGAGATCGCCATTGCCGAAAGCGAAATGCCCGGCTTGATGTCTATCTTGCAAGAATATCAAGCACAACAGCCGTTAGCAGGTGCACGTATCACTGGTTCATTGCACATGACCATTCAAACTGCAGTCTTGATCAAGGTCTTGGTGGCCTTGGGTGCCAGTGTGCGTTGGAGCAGTTGCAACATCTTCTCTACACAGGATCATGCTGCAGCCGCCATTGCTGATCTGGGTATTCCTGTGTTTGCCTGGAAGGGCGAAACCGAAGAAGAATACTGGTGGTGTATTGACCAAACAGTTCGTGGACCCGATGGTTGGACTCCCAACATGTTGTTAGACGACGGACATGACTTGACTGGCCGTGTACACGATCTCTATCCCGAATTGCTAGATGGCATCATTGGTGTCACCGAAGAAACCACCACTGGTATTCACAAATTGGTTGAACGTATTGCTGCCGGTACCTTGCGTATTCCTGCTATCAATGTCAATGACTCAGTGACCAAGACCAAATTTGACAACTTGTATGGTTGCAGAGAAAGTCTAGTGGATGCTATCAAACGTGCCACTGATGTCATGATTGCTGGCAAAGTGGCTGTAGTGTGCGGATTTGGCGATGTGGGCAAGGGTTCGGCTGCAGCCTTGCGAGCACTGAGCGCTCAAGTATGGGTAACCGAAGTTGATCCCATCTGTGCACTACAAGCTGCCATGGAAGGCTATCGTGTGGTCACAATGGATTATGCTGCCGACAAGGCCGACATCTTTGTCACTGCCACCGGCAACATCAATGTGATCACTCGTGCACACATGGAACAAATGCGTAATCAAAGCATTGTGTGCAACATTGGACACTTTGACAGCGAGATTGATATTGCCAGCTTGTCAGACTTGACCTGGGAAGAAATCAAACCACAAGTGGATCATGTTGTATTCCCAGATGGCAAACGCATCATTGTTTTGGCCAAAGGACGTTTGGTGAATCTTGGCTGTGCTACCGGACACCCCAGTTTTGTTATGTCAAATTCATTTACCAATCAGGCCATTGCTCAGATTGAAATGTTCAACAATGCTGACAAATATGTTCGAGGCCAACTGTATCTGTTGCCTAAACATCTAGATGAAAAAGTTGCTAGCTTGCATTTGGCCAAGATTAATGCTACACTAACTGCACTGACCGATGAACAGGCAGCATACATTGGTGTCAACACCACAGGGCCATTCAAGTCAGACACTTATAGGTATTGATATGGGACTTTTTGACCGATTTCTTAATAAGCCTGAGCCGGTGGCTGCACCGGCTGTTGAGCCCGCAAAGCCCAAACGCCCTAGAGCTAAAAAGAAACCGCCAGCGCCCGAAGTATCACCTACTTTTATCAAGGATTCATATACAGCACGTGGCGAGCCCTACGTGGCTGTGCTCACAGTTGAACTGGATCCTGATAACTTGGGCAATGGTGCTTTTGAACTAGACTGGAACGATATCTTTTTGGCCAAGTTGGTTCGTGCTGGATACAAAGGCAAAACGGACCAACAAATTGTTGACCAGTGGTTCCAGGACATCTGCAGAAATGTTCTACTAGAAAATTTCGAACAGTTTGAAGCCAACAATCCACGTGGGATCGAACGTAGAGATTTGGGCAACGGACGTTCAGAAATAGGTTGACAACCATACAGTAATATGCTATTATTACTGTATGAAATATCTAATTGTTGACACTGCTAACACATTTTTCCGTGCCCGCCACGCTGCCCACCGTCAAAGTGACACGTGGGATCGGCTGGGCTTTGCCATACATGTTACACTGGCCAGCGTCAACAAGGCCTGGCGTGAACAACGAGCCGACCACGTGGTATTCTGTCTTGAAGGTCGTAGCTGGCGCAAAGATTTCTACGAACCCTACAAAAAGAATAGAAGTGTAGCACGAGCTGCTCTTACTGAATCCGAAGCTGAAGAAGATCGTTTGTTCTGGGAAACATTCGATACGCTGAAAACATTCCTTAAAGAAAAAACAAACTGTACTGTTTTACAGCACGGTCAATTAGAAGCCGACGACTTGGTAGCAGGCTGGATACAGAGCCATCCCCAAGACGAGCATGTGATTGTCAGTAGCGACACCGATTTCTATCAGTTATTGGCCAGTAATGTAAAACAGTACAATGGCATTGCTGACGAGTTACACACTCTAGACGGCATCTTGGACAAGAAAGGCAAATTGGTCATTGACAAGAAAACCAAAGAACCCAAGCGTATTCCCGACCCCGAATGGATTCTGTTTGAGAAATGTATGCGTGGCGATCCCACTGACAACATCTTTAGTGCCTATCCTGGTGTGCGTACCAAAGGTACCAAGAACAAAGTTGGCTTACAAGAAGCCTATGCGGATCGCAGTACACAAGGATTTGCTTGGAACAATCTCATGCTTCAACGCTGGTCCGATCACAACGGAGTTGAGCATCGAGTACTAGATGATTACAATCGCAATCGTGTGCTGGTGGATCTCAAGGCACAGCCCGACAATGTCAAGGCTCTCATGGCTGAAACCATTGCGGCTGGACAAACTGTATTGAATCGTACCATGATCGGTGCACAATTCTTAAAGTTTTGCGGCAAGTACGATCTAGTGAAAATCAGCGAACAAGCTGGTGGTTATGCTGAGTTTTTATCAGCAGCCTACCCCGAAGGAACATGACATGACATTAAAAGCCAAACCTGTTGTAAAGAATAAATTTTGGATTGTTGAAGAAGATGGTGAGCCTGTGGCCACTATCCAGTCCAGCCCTGACGGAGTTGTTTTGGTCAAAAAACAATACCGCGAAAAGTTTCCATCACTCAAGATGCTGAGTGCAAACTACAACATCAAGATCGATCGATACAGTCCCACACCAGCGGCAAAAACCAAAAGCATCTATGGTTTTCCCATTGATTCCAAGAGCTTTAACGAAGTCTATGATGTGCGTAAACGCTTGCCGTTTTACACAAAGACCGCCAAGAGCAAGAGCTTTTTCTGTGCTGGACACTATGCAGTATGCATCAATGGTCAGTGGGGCACACACTTTTGTCCCAAGGCCATCACATTGAATCGTTACGAATTTCGTGGACCATATGCCACACACGAACAAGCTGAGCAGGAAATCATTAACTACACACAAAACTGAGATAAATAAACATATCAAGTGAGATTATTATGTCAAGACCCAAGCCAACTGTTATACTCGAGCATCTTAATAAGAATAACTACAAGTGCGACCAAGTGTTGAACAGCGAAGGCATTTGGGCTGTGTTTTACGATACCAAGCCAATTAACTTGAAGACTAGCAATATTTTGGTCTCGTATCCGGGACCAAAATATAGAAAAGTATCGTTTAGCAATCCCGGCCACGCCATTAACCTAGCTAAAAAATTAAACACATTATACAAGACTGACAAATTCAGTGTTGTGGTCTTGACTCAAGGTGAACAAATATTCCCGTGATCAACACGATTGGTTGACCTTACTGGCAGGCGAGTTCATGTCGAACTCAATGGGACGATCAAGACCCACGCTGTTTTATAATCCCACCAATCGTAAAAGCATGCGATTGTCCATGCCAGGCTATCGCTTCCTGTCTACAAAATTAAAAAGTTATCAATTTGAATTAAAGTCTAGGATACTGCCTAAAACTTTATTACAGCTAGAGCGTTACATAGAATATCCCTACTACATAAAAAACCTTACCACAATTGCAGTTTTTGATGAAGAAACTGCACTAATGTTGGCGCTTAATGCCAATAATTTACAGAAATACCTAGACGATTTAGAAAGCCACACATGACACAGTATTACTTTGCTTACGGCATGAATACCAACAATGACAGCATGCGCCACCGCAGTCCAGCCAGCACCAGTTTGGGCCGTGCACAATTGCGTAATTATCAATTTAGATTTGCTTATCATGCTGATGTGGTACCCGATATTGGCAATGTGGTTGACGGTGTATTATGGACTGTGGACCGGGCTGGGCTAGTAGCCTTGGATGTGCTAGAAGGTTATCCACGCTATTACGATCGTAAAAAAGTCACCATTGAGTGTCAGGGTGACCTGTACCGTGCCTGGGTCTATGTCATGACTCCGGGTAACCCGCTGTGTATGCCCAGCCAGCACTATCGAGAAATGTTGTTTGAAGGCTATCGTCAACATGCGGTGCCGGTAAACCAACTCATTGACGGTCTCGAACGTGCGGGCAGATACGAGATTGACCACTATGATCAAATGTCGTATAATTGATATTTTTACAAAGGAGCTGAAGTGAACAATACTGTACTTGACATGCATCGCAAACCAGTTGTACCATTCAACGTTGAGAATGCCGATCACAGACAATATGTGGCCGAGTATTTGCGAACCTTTTCGTGGTCGCACTCGCCGGTGTTGTTCTATGCTCCCAACGGACTGAGCATTCCGTCTTATACACAAAAAGAGCTATTGCGTTACTATTTAGAAAACGAGTTTCCTAGTGAGGAGTTGAGTCATGCTTGACAGCTGGTATCGCGTCAAAGATCGCATTGAAGAGTGGTGGCGTTATCCGCAACCCAGTCGTACAGAGAAAAGGTTGTTGGGTCTCTATACCGATGTGATTGACACTGAATTCACTGCCATACGGCTGGCCAGCGAAGAGTCAGCACAGTATGTGTTAGACAACATGCGTACTGTGCCCAACTTTGACACCGACTATGATTTGCACGAGTGGGTGGTGCGTACACAGCTGGATCCCGATCTACTGAAATGCGGTATGGTACTTGAATTTGGTGTTGCCACTGGCCGTACACTGAATCACTTTGCTAGACTGCTGCCTGAGCACACCATATATGGATTTGATGGTTTCCAAGGTCTTCCCGAAGACTGGACCAGCCGTATGCGTCGTGGGTTCTTTGCTCGCAAGGCTCTGCCGCGTGTGAGAAAAAATTGCGAGCTTGTGGTGGGCTGGTTTGATGAAACCCTAGACAAGTTCCTGACTCCCAACAAACACAGATACACTGATATTGCCCTACTGCACATCGATTGCGATTTGTACTCGAGCGCAAAAACTGTGTTGAATGCACTAAAAACCAACATCGTGCCCGGGACTGTCATCATATTTGACGAGTACATGAATTACCCAGGATGGCAACTGGATGAGTTCCGTGCTTGGCAAGAGTATGTGAGTTCGTATGGTGTCAAATACGAATACATTGGCCGTGTGAGCCGACATCAAAAAGTCGCTGTTCGAGTGTTATAACGGTAACCGCCCGCAACGAGCCAGTTCGTCTGCAGGGCGTTTTCTTACCACAAATTCAATGGCACATTCTGCTGCCAACAAAGTTTGATCGTGCCGGCGTTGATCATACACAAAAGCATCGTTGATCAACTCTACCTTTAGTATTTCAATTTGATTGCCGAATTGTCCCAGGAAGTTAAACAAGTTGATGCTGACCGGACTCCAACTCTGACTCTTTGAAATGGTCCATGTGGTCTTATGATCTCGGTTAAACGTGCTGGGGAAACGACCTTGCTCGTATAGGTCTTCGTCGGGAATGGTGATAATTACATAACCACCGGGCCTACAGATACGCAACCAATTGGCAAAAGCCTCAGTGGGGTCTCGCATGTGCTCTAGGCAATGACTGCTGTGAACAAAATCATAAGCTTCATCCGGAACTCCAGCCATAACTTGTGCATCACCATCATCCAAGTCCCATGGTTTTACTGTGCCCATGGCCGGAAATTCCTCGGCAAATTTACTAACTGGATCAGGACCGCACCCGATGTCGATGCCGTTGCCCACAAAATATGTGGTGGCAAATTTGGTATTTTTCAATCTTCTTGCGGCTGCTTTGCTGGTTTCATTCATTCAATTATTTAAGTGTTGTAAAAATACAACAAAATAATTCAAAAAAAACACTTGACTGTGGTACTATTCTTTGTTATAATTGGCTTACGGTAGAAGATTATTACCGGCTAACTTAATACACAACAACGTGACACGGGGTCACCGAGTTGTAAAAGTTACGAACCAAGGAAATCAAATTGAGCAAAATTTACGAATTTGCGCGACCAACGTGTATCAATCACGGTTGCAGCAAACCTGTGGCATACAGCCACAAAGACGAATATGGCAATCGTCGCTGGCGAATACATTGTGGACACTGTCAAAAAGCCAGTTACGGGCGCCACCCACATGCAGAAGGCGTAACTCCTTTTAAAACTGGTAAATGTAGTAACACCGATGGACATCTAGGTTTTGACTGCATGATCAAATGGACCAAGGTTCCTGCATGGGCCAAGGGCATGACTGAAATTGATCATAAAAATGGCAATTACAGCGATAATCGCAAAACCAACCTTGACGAGCTATGCCCTATTTGCCACAAGCTCAAAGGCCAACTCAACGGTGACTTCAATAATCAACGCCACGTGGCGTAAAGGAAACAATCATGGCAACACTTAACACTTCTTACGCGGCCACAAAAAACGCCCGCTACACAAATACAGCCTCCAATCTTGTTGACCTAGTTCAACGCTACAACGACACCGTTGCTGCCTTGCCCCTGCAGGCTCGACGCAATTGGCAAAGTAAACTTGCCAAGGCCCTGGCAACATTTAAAAAGAACCATCCTGGCTTAAAGAGCATCAACGATCGTTCACGTTTTCGTCTTTGCAAGAGCTTGGTTGGCAAGCTCAAAGACATTGTGATTGATACCACAATGCAACGAGAGCCCAACCTGGATTGGATCATTACCATCATTACCAACTTCCGTGCATATCAGGCACAGCCCATTCAAGTGTACGCTGCCGGTGACCAGTGGGGTGGATGGGATGGTCAACACACCTCGATTGCTCTGTACCTAATTGCTACATTGGGACTGGGCGAGAACTTTGACGATGTTGAGGTTCCCATCAACATCTACGACATTGCAAGTCGTGGCGAACTTCGTAGCAACTTCATTAACAACAACACCACAGTGGGCAAGAATGCAGGCAAAAAGCCCCTGGATATCATTGATATCTTTATGCAAAAGATCTACGGTGTTGAGGTTGATGGCGTTAACGAACCCGAGTGGGTTAATGCACACAGCAAATGGAAGCACATTGCCAACGCTGGCATGTTTCTAACAGCTGAGAAGTTCGGCGACACCGACCAAATTGGTGCTATTAGTCGTCTTAACGAACTGGATGATGCCAGTGTTGAGGTGGTACGACAGTTTGCAGTATACGGAAAGTATGTTGTTGGATACCAACAACGTCCAATCAACACAAAGGAAATTCCCATCATTATTGAGTTTTTAAACTTGTGTGAACAGCAGGACATTGTGTACAGTGATGCCGATATCGAAGATTTGGCACAACATTGTATTGACATGTTTGGCGCAAACTTTGATGCCAAGGGTGTGTTTTGGAGTACCGCGCACCAAGCCAACCTTAATGCTTACAACAAAGCCAACCAAGGCATCCCCAAGCAC